CAGCCAATCAGGTTGCTTTACAGGGCGATGCGGGGCCTTGAGGTTGCTGGCGCGCACTACTTTTACCGCTACCCCGTCGATAATGGGTTTAGTTATCTTTGGGGGCAGCCGCCGCTCGAGCCCGCACTTGAACTGCATGATGTTGAGGTTGAGCACTGGACCGAACAACGCGACCAACTTCGCCAGGCTGAGCAGCAGGCTTACTACCACCGCCGCAGCGAGAGTGGCGCTGAGCGGTTGCATGAAACTTGGGTTGAGGGCGTTAACGGGCAACCAGTCAAACTACGGGGGTAACGCATGCCAGTTTGGTGCTTGAAGATTGCGTGGCGCATTAGGGGCCGTAGGTTGGTGCGTATTCATCAGAAGGACGGGTTGCCAAGCGTTGAGGGCGTCCTGGTTGGTGTTGCTGCTAAGCGATACATCGTTTTGAGTGCCGTGATGCTTGGGGATGGTGGCGCGACTGAGTTGGCGGGCCATGTTGAGATTCCTAAGGAGAACGTGATGCTTGTGCAGGTACTACCGTGAGATTGTTGAATCGTGCTGGCCGTGACGTGAGCATCAGAACGTTTGGTGTTGATACGAGCGTTGCGCCAGGACCACTCGACATTGGTTCCGCGCGTGTTGACGCTTCGCCCGTGCAAAGCATTGGCCTACCGGCCGTTATGGCCGCGGTTAGGCTTGTTGCTGATTCGATTGCCGCTATGCCCGTCAAGGTTTACGAGCGTGCTGGCGACCTCGATCGGCAACTAGCTGACACAACGCAGCAATACAAGCTGCTGCACAGCAGCCCAAACCTTGAGCAGTCTGCCTTCGAGTTCATTCAAGACGTTGTTTCTAGCGTTGAGTGCTTTGGTAACGCTTTCGTGCTGAAGACGATTGCGCAGGGGCAGGTGCAAGAGCTTCGTGTCCTATCGGCTAGTCGCGTGACGGTTAAGGCCGACGCTAAGGGTCAGTTGACGTTTGAAGTTCAGGACGGCGCTGACACGAAAACACTTACGAATCGTGAGATTTTGCATGTGCGGGGCCTTGCTCCGTTTGGTGGCGCGTCCGGCGTAAGCCCGCTCACCTTGCATCGCTCGACGCTGGGTAACAGTGTGGCGGTGCAGTCGTTTGCTGGCCGCTACTTCGCTAATGATGCGACACCTGGCCTCGTTTTGAAGATGCCACAGAACCTTAATGCGCAGCAGGCTGAAGAAATTGGTAATCAGTGGAATCAAGCGCACCGCGGGCTAGTTAACGCTCGTAAGACGGCTGTGCTTGGTGGCGGCGCTGACCTGCAGGTGTTGCCTGTAAGCATGGTTGACGCGCAGTTTGCTGAGATGGCAAAGCTCGGGATTGAGGACGTTGCACGCATCTTTGGCGTGCCAGCCGAGCTTATTACTGGTGCGCCGGTTACTGATCCGCAAAAAACGGCTGAGCACTTCCTAAAGTTTTGTTTGGCGCCGCGTCTTCGTCGCATCGAGGCCGCTTTCGCCCGCGATACTGACTTGTTTCCTGAGCAGCTGACGCTTTATCCAGAGTTCAACGCTGACGCACTCTTGCGGCCGGCCACTCGGGAACGCTACGAGGCCTATAGGGCTGCAAGGCAGGCCGGTTGGTTGAGCCCTAATGAGATTCGTGCCCTTGAGAACTATCCACCAACGCCTGGTGGCGAGGAGATTCAAATGACACCTGTGGGTGGAGCCCCTAATCCGTCTAATGCCTGATCACATCATTTGCGACATTGACGGCACGCTACTTGTTGGTAGCGATCCGATCGTTAAAACCATTGACTTTCTTGACGAGCGGCCTGAGCTGGTTTGCATCGTGTCGGGCCGCATGGAAGCTGAACGCGCTGACACCGTTGCTGCCCTTGAGGCTGCTGACGTTGATTACACGGAGCTGTACTTGAACGACACGGATGCTGGCACCGTTGAGTTCAAAACACGAATGGCTGAGGAACTAATGACTGAGTACAACGTTGTGCTTGCCATTGATAACGATGAAGCGTGCCGTGCGGCGTATCAGTCGCTTGGTATTGAAACGTTGGCGCCAGCTGACATTCCCGACGCTGCGGGGGCAGCCGAACCAGAAGAGGATGCAATGAGCCCGTTTAGACACACTGCCCCTGTAAAACTTGAGGTTAGGGAATCAGCGATGGGTGCTGAGTACCTAACGGTGACGGGTTACGCAGCCGTCTTTGATCAAATGAGTCATGACCTTGGCGGTTTCCGTGAGATCATTCAGCCAGGCGCGTTTGCTGACGTGCTCGGCGCCAATCCTGACGTGCACCTGGTGATTGGTCACAACATGGACTTGCCATTGGCGCGTACTCGTAATGGCACGCTTGAGCTTGGCGAGGACATTCGCGGCTTGAAGATGTGGGCCCGTATCGACTCACGCCTCAGTTACGCGAAGGATCTTGCCGTGCAGCTGAAGTCTGGTCTTGTTGATCAAATGAGTTTTGCGTTCACAATCCCTGAGGGCGGCGATACGTGGAGCGTTGATGACTCGGGCGCTGTTACGCGCACCGTCAACCGCATTGATGGTCTTTATGACGTGAGTGTTGTTGCTGCGGGTGCGTATCCGCAAACTGACGTTAAGGCTGTTCGCGCGTTGCTTCGTGCCGCGGCTGACAAGGGCTTGATTCCTAACAATCTTTTGGACACTTCGCAGCCGGAAACGGTTGGGGGTGATTCCGTCGAGCAGCATGCTGGCGGGACCGTCGAACCAGATGTTGGCGGTCGGCAGGCTATCCAAAACCTGCAAGCAGCTAAGGCAAAAACCAAAGCTGCCCTTCATAACCATTCGAAAGGACTCTAATGAGTTCGATTGATGAACTAACTCGCTCGCACAACGTTGCGGTTGAGGAAATGCACGCCGCTGCTGCGGCTATTGAGACTGCTGACGAATCAGCAGACCTCGACGCCCTTCAGGGTGAGTTTGATAGCAAGCTCGAAGTTGCTGAGCGCGCTAAGGGTGCTGTTGAGGCCCGTGAAGCACTGATGACTGCCCGTGACGCAATGACCGTTAAGCCGGTTGCTGACGTCAAGGTTGAGGTCATTAGCAACGAGCAGGTTTACCGGCCCGATCGCCCTGAGCGCTCGTACTTCCGCGACCTGTACCTGTCCAAGACGAAGGGTGATCGTGAAGCAACTGATCGCCTTCAAGGCCATGCACTGGCAACACGTGACATCAACACCACTGACACAAGTGGTGGCGATTTCGTGCCGCCAGCGTACCTTGTCAATGATTACATTGCTAAGGCACGTGCCGGCCGCGTTACTGCTGATCTTTGTTCGAAGTTCGCTCTGCCTGGTGGCACCGACTCGATCAACTTCCCAGCAATCACGACTGGTACCGCTAACGCGGCTCAGGCATCGCAGAACAGTGCGCTGCAGGAAACTAACCTGGTAACGGCAACCGTCACGGCTCCGGTCACGACGATTGGTGGTATTCAGGATGTTTCGGTTCAGCTCGTAGAGCAGAGCCCGATTGCGTTCGATCAGGTTATTTTCGCTGATCTTGCCGCATCGCACGCGCAGGCTGTTGGTAACGCTGTCATTAACGGCACTGGCGCCTCAGGGACCCTTGAAGGGTTTGTGAACGCTGACACCGTTAACACGATCACGTACACGGATGCGAGCCCTACGGCTGCTGAAACTGTTGCGAAGATCGCTGACGGCATTAGCCAGGTTGCATCAGCTCGCTTCCTGCCTGCTGACGCAATCGTCATGCATCCTCGGCGTTGGTACGCCCTGAGTGCTGGTGTTGATGGTGGCGGTCGCCCGCTGGTTGTTCCTACCGCTCAAGCAATGAACGCTTTCGGCACTGCCGATACCGTTGGTGCTGAAGGTTCGGTTGGCAACATCCTCGGACTGCCTGTTTACCTCGATCCGAACATCAGTGTTCTAAGTGGCGCTGGTACGAATCAGGACATCATCATCATTTCGCGTTTCGCTGACGCTTACCTTTTCGAAGGTACGCCGAAAGCTGAAGTATTCCGCGAAACCCTCTCGGCTGAAGCAACTGTTCGTTTCCGCCTTTACAACTTCGTTGCGTTCACTGCTGAACGCTACGTCGGTGTAAACACCTCGATCGTGTCCGGTACGGGCTTGGTCACACCAACCTTCTAAAGGTTGACTGCGGCGCCCTGATTGCCACTACGTGGCGTGGGCTTAGGCAGGGGTTTGATTCCCCTGCCGTCGCTTGAAACAAGATTTAAAGGAGTTGGCTATGAGCCAGCAACAAATTGCGGCCCTCATTCGTGAACGCGCGGGCCTCGAGTCACGCGGGCTCACTGATCGCGTTAAGCAAGTTGATGAGCAGCTGCGTCTGCTGGGC